ATCTTTCTTTTGCAATATCGGATAATTTTTCTGCGGAATAATATTGATCTGCTGTTCCTAAATCAAGTTTAGGTAATTCAGATCCTGTTGCCTTTTCGTAATATGTTATAGTGTCTTTAAAATTATCTATTAAAGATTGTGCTTTAGTTTTGTTTTTTGGATTATTTGGAAGATCTAATTTATCTAATTGTTCTCTAACCTCTGCAAACTCTCTTTGAAATCTAGCTAATTGTTTTTGATTAAATTGACCCTCAGCTATATCTACAAAGTCAGAGAACGCAGCTGTTTTTGTTCTTGCTGCACCGGTTATTCCCGACATCTCATTTACATTAAACCCATAAGGACTATTTTTACTATAAATAGGAAGTCCTGCTTCTTTTAATGCAGTTTTAATATTATCTTTAAATGCTTTAAAAGATCCAATTTGTCTTCCTATTTTTTCATCAATAGTGTCTAATGCAATTTTGTATGCCTGATCTGCATAAAAGTTTCCGTATAAACCCGTACTTGAAGCTTTTTGAATATTTTTTGCTAATGATTTATTCCTCTTTAAATTTTTTAATTCTGGGTTTATAAAATCTGCTCCATTATACCATTGTGATAATCTAGCTGTTACATTACCAGCTGTTGATGGAGCTATATCTTTTGAAATTAAATTATGAATTGTATTTTTATTTTTTCCAGTAGGATCTTTTAATAAAGGTAGTTCTCCTTTTTCGTACAAGTTACCAAATTTTTTATCAAACTCTAACATAAGATTAATTGTCTTAGGTTTTAATTGACCTTTTCTAGAAGCTATTCTTTGATATAATTTTATGTCCTCTTTTGTTGGTTTTTTATAATAAAAAGCACCTTGACCTCCTGTGCCTCTTTCTACAAAAATTGCATTTTTACCAATTGTATCTGTTAACAAACTAGGGTTTCTATTTTTAACAGTCATATAATTATGTTTACTAATTGGCATTCCTTCTGTGTTAAAAAATTCTTGTGCTGAAATATATCCTTTTGGAACTTTAGCTTTTTCTGCTTCTTGAAGAT